CAAGTTCCCATTGCTGAAAACAAAAAAACTCTAACGCAAAGTGTTGGCATGAATGCTGACATTAATCGTCGTCTTGAGAATCTGATTCGGTTTGGAACAATCAAGACTGTAAATCCGTCTCAACAAATCCCCCTTGTCACTGTCGATCTTGACGATATCGTTACGCATGAAATTCGCTTTTTTAATGCACGTTCAGGAGATGATTCTACTTGGGATCCGCCCTCTTTAGATGAGGAAGTCATGGTGATTTCACCTTGTGGCGAAATTGGTCCTACAAGCGTGGTTTTCTATGGGCTTTACAACAATGAACACCCATCTCCTTCTGATGATTTAAATAAGAAAATCCGCGTTTTCGCGGATGGATGCGTTATTGCTTATGACGTTGCTGCACATCATTTGTCGGCAATCCTTCCACCTACGGGAACAATTGAAGTAACTGCAAATGGTGGCGTCACTGTAAATGCAAATGGCGGTGTCACTGTAAACGCCAATGATGGACTAACAATAAACGCTGTATCAGGCGGTACAACCCACAATGGGAACTTATTAATAAATGGGAGTTCTGTCACAACAGGAAATAGTACTGTTCAAGGTAGTCAACTAGTACAAGGAAGTAGCTATTCAAAGTGCTACTTCAGTACTGAAGGTGACGTTAAAGCTGGCTCTATTTCACAACTACATCATAAACATCCTGGTGATAGCGGTGGGACAACTGGAGAGCCAATACCATGATGTCACGTGAAAATGGCCGAGAGCTTGAAACTGAATTAGATCATATCCGTCAATCTGTCCAGGACATTCTAACTACCCCCATTGGTACAAGAATCATGCGCCGAGAGTATGGTTCTTTAATCTATCAATTGATCGACTCCCCTTTTGATGAAATCGCCACTCTGCAGTTATATGCAGCGACTGCAACTGCACTTTTACGCTGGGAAGACAGGATCATTCTCAATTCAGTTTCATTAGTAACTAATGAGGAAGGTTCATATTTTCTAGATATGGATTGCAGCCTTGTCGATAGCAATAAGCAAGCTTCTTTAAGTATCCCCCTTTCAATCGGATCATCCTTATGAGTAGTGTTGATTTTAATTCTTTACCGAAACCAAATTTTGTTGATGTTATTGACTTTGAGTCGATTTTTTCTGAACGTAAAGAATACTTTATTTCACTCTATCCAGAGGATGAGCAAGAAGATGTCAGAAAAACACTAAGCCGTGAAAGTGAGCCAGTTACTAAGTTTTTACAAGAAAATGCTTACCGAGAAATGATTTTAAGAAATCAAATCAATGAAAAAGCACTGGCTACACAGCTTGCATTTGCAAATGGAAATGATCTTGATGTTTGGGGTGCAAATTTTGATGTAAAACGTTTGGTAATTACTCCAGCAGATGATTCATTTTCACCACCAGTTTTAGCTGTTTATGAAGAAGATGAAGACTTTCGTTACCGTATCCAAAAGAAATTAGACGCATTAAGTACTGCTGGCCCAGAATCAGCTTATGAATTTCACACGCTTTCAGCCGATAGTCGTGTTTCAGATGTTAAATGTAGTTCACCAGCCCCAGCACATGCACTTTTGACAATTCTTCAGCGTGATACACAAAATAATGCTTCAACTGAAGAACTAAACACAATAGTTCTAAATTATGTATCAGGAGAGAAGAAACGTCCTACTGGTGATCGAGTACAAGTCCAATCTGCAGAAATCATTAACTACGAAATTGAAGCTGTATTAGTAACTAAAAATGTCCCTGAAACAGATCCTGTTTTAGCAGCAGCGCAGACCAATGCACTAACTTATACCAAAGAACCAAAACGCATTGGCAAAGGTGTCTTTTTTTCTGATCTTTACTCAATTTTAAAAGTCTCTGGTGTTGAACGAGTTGAACTCGTTAGTCCTACTGCTGAAATCCACCTTACTAATTTTCAGGCAGCTTGCTGTACAGCAATTCGTCTTAGCGTGAGGAATGAATAATGAATTTACTTCCTCCAAATACGACAGCTTTTGAAAAGAAAATAGTTGAGACTACAGCCAAAACAACAGCGCTGAACACCAACTTATCAAGCCTAATTCGAGTTGATGATGCCCCTTCAGATTTTTTATCTATTTTAGCTTGGCAGTTTTCTGTAGACCGTTGGCAGGATGATTGGCCTGATGAAGTTAAACGTACCCAAATTAAAAATTCAATCAAAGTACATACATATAAAGGGACTAACTTTGCTCTCCGTTCAATTGTAGAAAGTTTCGGCTATTCATTAACTATTCATGAATGGTGGCAAGAAACACCAATGAATGCACCTGGGACTTTTCAAATCACGATTGATACCAATGGACGTGCACTTACTGAAAAGACATCTAAAACGCTAGTTGAGTTACTTCACGATGCAAAACCTTTAACACGCGAGCTTAAAGGTATTGAAATTAATGTCATCAATGTAGAAGGTGAAACAAATATTGGTGCAGCTATGTATTGCGGTGAAGACATCACTATTTACCCTAAAGTTGATGATCCACAGTCTTTGATTTACCCAATTTTTGCTTTTTATGAGCATGAAATTACCAGTATTTACCCCAAATAGGTTTTAAAATTATGGCATCACAATATCACTCACTGTTCACAACGCAGGGTTTGGAACTGTTACGTGAAGCAATTCAAAATGGAACAAAACTAGGCATCACGCATATGTCCTATGGTGATGGAAATGGTATGTTACCGATACCAGATGCCTCCTACACAAAAATGGTACATGAGGTATTTCGAACCCCATTAAATCGTCTAGCTCCATCAAAAGAAAATTCTAACTGGTTAGAGGCGGATGGAATTATCCCTTCAGCTGTTGGTGGATTTAATATCCGTGAGGTAGGCTTATGGGCAGGTAACGTTATGGTTGCTTATGCCAATTATCCACCAACATATAAACCAAGTGCAGATCAAGGCACCGCCCAAATTAAGACTATTCGTATAGTTTTACAAATTGATAATACTGCCAATTTTGAATTAAAAATTGATGCTTCAGTAGTCATGGCAACAATTCAGTCAGTTGAAGATGCAAAGACCGAAGCCATTGAACACGCTGACCTAACAAAGGTATCGCATGTTGAGTCACTTGAGTCCCTAATGAATGTAGAAAAGAAATGGGATGGACTCTCAATATTTTTAAAATCGTACTATGCTGGATTAAATAAAGGTGGTGATCTTTTTGTATATAAAGAAGGCCTATCAAATATTAACAATGGTGTAACAATTTTTAATGGTTGGGTTCGCCAGAAACAGAATGTAAATATTTATGATGGAGGAATTAAAGCAGATGGAAGTGATGAAACCTTAAAATTCCAAAACTATTATAATTACTGTATTTCAAAGGGTATCGAAATTGATTTATTAAATCAGACGATCAAAGTAACAAAACTTGATTTAGATTCAAATTCAATTTTAAAAAATGGCACATTAGATTTTCGTGGCTATATAGGTGGTGATGGCGGGCATTCAATTGATAATTGGCGTAGAAAACCAATCATGTTAAAAAATAATAATCGAAATCTGACTGTAGATTTTGAATTAAAAGCTGAATATGAAAAGTTAGTAAAAACGCAAAATATTAAATTTCAACATGTCACATTCTTTTCAAATTTTGGAGTATTTTTAGCCTATAAAGTTGAAAATCTTATTTTTGATAGTTGTAATTTTTATTGGAATGAAAAAGATAATATTACAATTATTGGTGGAATAAACGGAACAGTTTATTCATCAGACTCAGAAACAGAATTTAAGTTGATAGATCCTATCAATGGTCGAAATAAAAATATACAAGTAATCAACTGCAAAGCTGAATCGGAATGGACAGAGTATTCAAGCACATTATTACACTGTGTAGCTTGTGAAGATGTCCTTGTAAGCTCAAATAAATTTCTAAATGTACCGTTGGCTATACGAATAGACACATGTAACTTTAATATTCGTGTGCTAAATAATGAAATACAATTTAATAGTAAAGCATATTTTGATTATGTAAAAAACAATGACACATCCGATAGTGACTTTATTGGTGTTTATGTTGGCCAAAATAGTTATAACTATCAAATTGCTAATAACAAAATGAAAGATGTAGTTCGCCCTGTCTATATTGAAGGTGCATCACAGGTTTCAGTATTAAATAATATCTTTGAATGTAACTTTGGACAAAAATCAGACTTATTAGGAATTGTAGTTCAAGCCAATTTACGAGACCCTCTCAATCTTTACTATGCCAATTGTGCTGATATTGATATTAAAGGTAATACAATCAAAGGATATGGGTACCCAATAGTGGTATCTTCTGCTATTCAAGCAAATATTCTTAACAAAAATATTAATATTATTGATAATACACTTCATACTAATAGTATGCTTTCAGCAATTGTCGTCTCTAAAACAGTGAATTGTTCAATTAAAAGCAATGTTTGTACTGGAAATATTCATTTAAGCTCTAATAAAAATGTATATATTGATAATAATTCAATATTTAACGAATCAAATTATGCAATTTTCATCTCAAACAAACTCTTAGATCACTATTTTTTAAACAATAATAATATAACTGTTAAATCAGGACATACTTTCTATGTTTCTGATGAAGTACTTATGGATAAAAAGATATATGTAAATGGTGGTTCAATTAATCAAGATAAATCTTATGAATATGTGAATGGTAAACGAATTATAGAAGCAAGTAATTTTTCAACAAGTGATGCCTTAACTTTAGTAGCTGATAAACCAGTAAATTTAACCAATGGAGCAACTATTGTTCATACTTATCCTTTGATTGGTATAAAAAAAGGTTGGAGTGCATCAATTATTCAAGAAGCAATTGATGAATATTACATTCAATACGGCATAAGTTTGGATTTTGTTGTATCGACAAATAAAGACTTAATTGTTATACGAATTAAAAATATAAGTAATAAAGATGTAAGTTTTACTCCTCACTTTTTTGTAACAGTAAAACCGATTATTAATGCTTTTCTAAATTAGATAAGTTCAAAATGAATCTCACCCTAAAATTTTAGGGTGTAAAAACCATTTTCACAGACCAAGAAACTTACACTTTTGATTTAGTCATGCAAGCCTGTTTGTTGAATTAAAACCTCAATAAACAGGCTTTTTTATGGCTATAGATCAATACCACCACGGACTCCGTGTCTTCGAACTCAATGATGGGATGCGGCCAATCCGAACAATTGTAACTGCAATTCAAGGATTGGTTGCGACTTCAGATGATGCAGACCCATTAGTATTTCCTGAAAACCAAGCAGTACTTATTACAAATACACAAGCAGCTGTAGCTAAAGCTGGCAAAAACGGAACGTTAGCAAAAGCACTTCAAAATATGGCTAACCAAGCCAACTCTATTTGTGTCGTAGTTCGTGTACCCACTGCAGTTGATGAAGCAGCTCAAACTGCAAATGTTATAGGTACCGTAACTGCTGAAGGTAAATATACAGGCCTTAAAGCTTTACTTGTTGCCAAATCAAAACTTGGTGTTCAACCCCGTATTTTAGGTGCACCAGGGCTTGATGCTCAGGCTGTGGCTACCGAGTTAGTTGTAATCGC